AGAGATATGATTGATGCAGATATGCTTCCTAAAGCAGCTTATTTTAAACTTGAAAAAGAAATAGATGCTAATTTGCAAGGAATGTATTTACGTGCTAAAAAAGAAAAACGTTCGTTTGGAGATGTTATAAATTCTTATTTAGATGCTCAAGATATTACATCTGAAGAAAAAGAAGAAATACTAGATATTTGGAGAGGCAGATTAAAGGCATTAAATTTACCTAAATTTTAATATGAAAAAAACACCAAATCTTCTAGATTTATACGAGGCCATTAAACCCTATACTATTTATTGTGATATGGATGGAGTACTTTGTGACTTTGATGAGGGATATAAAAAACTAACTGACATATCCACACAAAAAGCTAATACTATGGGTAAACCCTACTTTTGGAAATTGTTTAGAGAAAAACTTAAAGAAAAAGATATTAAAGAAAAAGATTTTTGGGCAAATTTGAAATGGCAACCTGGAGGAGAAAAACTCTGGGATTCTATCCAAAAATATAACCCAAATATCCTTTCAGCCCCCGCAGTAGATTTTAGTCTCCCATCAGACCAACAACTTAACCCGGATTACAATGAAGCTATTCAAGGTAAAAAAGAATGGATTGCAAAAAATCTTAGTGGTGTAGGTGAAGAAATATTTGTACCTGCTCCTCAAAAATCAAAGTATGCTAGTCCAAAAAGTATATTAATAGATGATATGAAAAAAAATACAGATGCTTGGAGATCAAGTGGTGGTAAAGCAATTTTACACACTTCTTCACCTGAAACTTTAGATATCCTTAAAACCAAATACAAGTTATAATGTCCGATAATGTTTTAAAAAAAGAATTCCAAAAAAGAGACGTTGAACGTTTACGTAACCTTGTTAAAGGTAAATATGGTAGTCGTACTACTATGGGAATTGGTTATAATGGTGAAGTTCAAGAAGAACATAAAGAAGGAGATATTTGGGAACAAGGTGGTAGAACTTGGACTATCAAAGATGGTATTAAAGAAAACGTTACTAAATTAGATAAATTCAAAAAAGTAGCAGTTCCATTATTTTGTCCAAATTGTAAACAGGTAATGGATAAACAATTAGATCCATTCTATTATAAATCATTTGGTGAATGTTTAGACTGTAGAACAGTTACTGAAACCAGAATGAAACTATCAGGTGAATGGCAATCACATATTAATGAAACATTCAATGCCGAGATAGATCAGCAGATACAAGAATATAAAAGTTATTTTGAAAGTATTCTTTCAGAAGGTAAAGAAGGATACGTTTCTGAAAGTGGTGAAGTACAAAAATGGGTTGGTGGAATAGATAAAGAGCGTGCTAGTAATGCTCTAGAGGAAATTGTAAAACATTTAAATTCACTTAAAAAATGATAACTGTTGTCACTACCATATTGGTAGCACTTATAACCGCTATAATTGGTCCTATTATAGTAAATTGGGCTCGATTAAAAATGGAGAAGAAAGCTGATAAAACTCCAATGCGTGAGGCACTTGATGCCTCTTCTATAATTGATAATCAAATAGAAAATATTTTAACTGAATTAGAATGTGATAGAGTATGGATAGCTCAATTTCATAATGGAGGCCATTTCTACCCTACAGGAAAATCAATCCAGAAGTTCTCTATATTCTATGAGAAATCTACCCCAAATTTACCCCCATTATTACATACATTCCAAAATATACCTGTATCTTTATTCCCTAGAGTACTATCTAAAGTATACCAGGATCAAGAAATTGCAGTAGATGATGTATCTACAGCTGAAGATACTTACGGTTTAGAATATATGACTACTCAATTTGGAACTAAATCAATGTGTGCTGTAGGTTTATATAGTTTAGATGACCATTTAATAGGTGTATTAAATATATCGTTTAAAGAATCTCATAAAATCACTAGAGATGAATGGATTCTCATCAGACAGAAAGCAGGAGTTATAGGAACACTACTTTCCGAATATTTATACGCAACAAACACTAAGAAAAAATAATTAATATTTATAATAAAATGGCAGACAATTTTGACCTTAAAAAATTCTTGAAAGAAAGTAAAGTCTTAGAAAACAGATATTACAAAGATGCTGAAGCAGATGCTGAAGCAGATGATGCAGAGCATATTGATGCTTTAGAAAAAGATATGAAAGATGATAAAAATTCATCTACGAAAGAAAAAATTCGTGAATATATCTTAGCTGAATTAGATCTAGATATCAACAAATCAGCTGATAATTATGGTTTTTTATCTGAAGAAGATGAAGAATTAGAAGAAGCTAAGAAAAAAGATAAAGAAGAAGATGTTGAAGACGTTGAAGTAACTGATACTGAAATCGAAGATGTATCTGTAGAAGACGAAATGCCTGCTGAAGAAGCACCTGTTGCGGACGGTGGTATTGAGGACTTAGCAGCAGATATGAAAGGTACAGAAGCAGATCTTATGGACCATTTAATGAAAGCATTCCAGATTGCAAAAGGAATGCAAAACGAAAAACTTGAAACACAAGTAGGAAATACACTGAAATTCTTCGTTAGCGAGTATATCGGTGGAGGTGAGCAATAATCAAATCTATAATAAATCAAATCTATGAACACAACAGAAATTTTAAACGCAATTAAAGAAGAATTAGCTACATTAGAGGCTGAACATGGTAAAACATCTAAAGCAGCTCGTGGTCGCGCTCGCAGCGCAGCTAACTCAATTAAAAAATTAGCAGCTGAATTTAAAAAAACTTCAACTGCTGAAGATAAAGCTTAACAATGAAACTACACGAGGCATTTTCAGATGAAGAATCAAAAGAAATTTACGACAAATTTCAATCTATCGTTAATTCTCGAAGAGATTATTTAAAGGCAAAATACGATACAGAGGGAGAGCGAATAGCTTATTCCACTGCTGTTAATCAAGTAAAACAAAAAGCAGCTAATAAAACTAAAGAAACAATGGAAGACGTTAAATTGAAAGAAATGGTTAAAGCCGCTTTATCTAAACCGTTAGACGAAAAGAAAAAATCATTCCCTGATTTGACTGGAGATGGTAAAGTAACTAAAGCTGATATTTTAAAAGCACGTGGTGTTGAATTAGAAGAAGACCTTGATTTAGGTCATCAAGATAATGAACCACATATGATTAAAGCAGAACTTGCTCAAATTGGTAAGTATGCTATGGAACTTTATAAAATGGTTGATCAATTTGAAGGTGAACAAGAAGTTGATTTCCCAGGTTGGTGGCAAGCAAAAATTACTACTGCTAGAAATATGATATCTTCAGCAAAACATTATCTTGAATTTGAACTTGAAGAACCTAAAATTGATGCTATGGTTGGTGTAGCTTCTGAAGAAGGTGCTATTGGTGAAGAAATGACACCTGAAAAATCTAGAAAAAAAGGTATGCCTTTTAAAGATAAAATTAAAGAAGCTGTTTTAGCTAAACTTAAAAATAAATAATGAATCGCGACGAACTAAAAAACAAACTTAGAGTATTGGTTAAACAAGTGTATTCGAACCAAACGATTACACCTGAAGAAGCTATACAATATGATGAGTTAACTAAATTCCCAGAACTTAAAAAGGTTTTAGTTGATCTGTTAACTGCAGAATATGATAGTTTTTTAGCTTCAATTGATTGGGTTGCTCCTCGCCCTACTACATTCAGAATCAACTTGAAAAACGACCAAAACTTTTACTTAATTTATGGTAAACGTAGTTGGATTGCTCAAGTAGAAGGTAAAAAATATTACCTATTAAATTTACCTGAAGAAGAACGTGCCGCACAATCAATTTCCAATATATTAAGATATGGAGTTAAAGATGAAAAAGCGGGTGAAGGTGATTTAGCTCCTGGAGATCTAGATACTTCTCTACCAGGTGAAACTCCATCAGAAACTCCAGAAACACCAGAAGAAACACCAGCATAATGGATATTTTAGAACAATTTATACGTAGCGTATCTTACAAATTCCCAAAAGGATATCCTGACATGAAAAATGAGCAGGATATTTTGATTTTAGAAAATGAGTTAAAGAAATTAGGTATTGATATGAGCGAAGCCAATTTAGCTGGTGGAACTACAAATTATGCTAAACCAACAGGAGCATTTTACAAATATGTAGAATTAAATCCTAAAGCATCTGAATCTGAATTTGAAGCAGATAATGATGCTTCTTTATTTGATATTGATTCAAAACAACCTTCTGCACAAATTCAAAAAGGTGAAAATTTTAAAATCTTAGATAGAAGTGAAAATGACCTAATCAAAATATCAGGCTCGTATGTTACTAAAATAGAATATCAAGGTAAAGAATATTATATTAAACTTAAAGACATACTTAAACCAACAGGAAAACAAGTTGGATTTGTACAAGTTGATTTAAGTGATAAAAACCGAGAAGACGTTTTCATTCCGTTCAAAGCAGGACATGGTCAAGAAGAAGAAATTACACAATTATTTGTAAATGATTCTGGACCGGATTATGATTTTGAATATGACGGAAAAACATATAAAATACTAAAAGTAGGTGCTCCACCTTACAAAGGTCCTGGTAATCCAAAAACGGATGTATATGTTCAATTAGATAAACCTATTGCATCATTTGGAAAGGATTTAAAAATAAGCTTAAAAGCCGCTAATGCTACATTTGTTGAAAACTGGATGAAACCTGATAGATTTGAACAAATATTAGGTGATAGTGATGCTAAGTCTATTATAACGGATGTAGTTACTAAACTGAATAAAGGACAAATAGGTGTAAAAAGCCCATATATGCATTGGTTCGTGAAAACAAAACCATACAATTCAGTCAAATTAGACTATCCACAAGAACAAGAAGCTCTTTCTGGAGCAAAAAAATTCGGAGAAGATTCCCCAGCAACAGCAAATTGTTACTTTAAAGGAGATGTACCTGAAACTATAGCAGATCTAATAAAACTTTTAAAACCAATATCTGATTTGAAAGAAGATATGGGATTACATATTCGAGGATATGGTGCTGGAGGTAATTCGGCTTGTTTTATTAAAGAAGAAGAAGAATGGGTTATTAACCCAATTTGGAAAAAGAAATTTAATATAAACTAATATGGAACGTCTAAGATCCCTTATTAAAGAGATATTATCTACCCCACCAAAAAAAGACAGTTGCAATTGTGGTTGCCACAGTTGTGATAATGTAGGTAATGAAGGTGTTGTACTAAATGAAAGTTTAGTTAAAAAAGATATATTATCGGAAAATCTGCGATACCACGTGGATAAACAACTCCCACTTACCGAAAACACGTTCCGATATGGTTCGCAAGCTTTCCTTAATCTATGGGCAGAAGCTCGTTCATTATATTTACGTGAAATTATTCATGTTAATGACGATGATAAAGAAATTTTAGAGGAAACTGATTTAGGTAACTTTGGTTTATATGAAGGTGTTAAAGTACCTTTAGATCTACTTTTACTTGAAAACGAGGAACTTGAAGAAGCAGAAGATAAGAAGAAAAATCCACCACTTGGAAAACCAAAACGTGGAGGATCTAAAAAATTCTATGTTTACGTAAAAAACCCTAAAACTAAAAAAATTAAAAAAGTTAATTTTGGAGACACATCTGGATTATCAGCTAAAATAAATAACCCAGAGGCACGTAGAGCATTTGCTGCACGTCACGATTGCAAAAACAAAAAAGATAAAACCAAAGCATCTTATTGGTCATGTCGTTTACCACGATATGCTAAATTACTTGGTTTAAAATCATCATTTTCAGGATTCTGGTAATGAATAGATTGGATAAAATAATACAAGAAGTCCTACAAGAGGAAAAATCGAAACGCGATAGATGCTTACGCATTGCTGATCGCAAATTTGATAAACCTTCCGCTTATAAATCAGGTGCTGTAGTTAGATGTCGTAAAGGAGATATTTGGAAAGGTATCAAAGAAACAGATGACCCACAATCAGGTAAAGCTGCTCCTTATGGATCTGGATTTGCTAAAGTTACAGAAGAACAAATTCAAGAAAAAGTTAAAGAAACTCTTCGCACTTGGTTTTCACGTAAAGGTGAACCTGGTAAAAAAGGTGGTTGGGTTGATTGTAATGCACCAATAAGAAAAGATGGTAAAGTAACAGGATATAAATCATGTGGTAGAGAAGAAGGTGAAAAACGTTCAAAATACCCTTCATGTCGTCCTACAGCAGCACAATGTAAAACACCTGGTAAAGGTACTAAATGGGGTAAGACAAAATGAAATTAATAGACATCCTTAAAGAAGCAAACCAATCAGAGAAATCTCCCGCTTACATGTATTCACCTGTAGGGTTCGGTTGTCATGTTTGTAAATTCTACTATGTAGAAAACGAAAAACATATGTGTGGTAATTCATATTATCAAGAATATATGGGTACTGCTGAATTAGTAGATAATGAAGGAAATCAAATTAAAGATCCTTCAAAATGGTGTTCAAATTGGTTCCTACCTAAAGGAGAATGAAACCATACACTGACATAAAAGTTACTGACAAATATATTATTCGTGAATTCAACGAAAATATAGACCCAATAGAACTTATGTGGCATCGTGATGATGAAGACCGAACAGTTGAAATTCTAAATGAAACAGATTGGCAACTTCAATTAGATAATAGCTTGCCTACCTCATTAAAAGAACGTATATTTATTCCAAGACACGAATGGCATCGTGTAATAAAAGGAACAGGAACTCTAAAGTTGAAAATACATAAATCATGAAATTAAATATTTTAAGACAATTAATTAAAGAAGAACTTAATAGTGTTTTAGAAGACCTTAAAAACACACCTTTAAAAGGTATGAATGATGGTACTTATAAAATAGAATATCAAACCCAAGCTAAAGGTGGTGGTGGTGAAGATACTGATTCAACAAAAGTATCTATTACAAAAGAAGAATTTAAGAAAAATCAAAATCAACCCCCATATAGTTTTTGGTTAGATATTACTCGCACTAATGTTGATGATAAAATTTACAAAGTAACAAAAGTAACAAGAGCATAACATATAGACAGATTCATAGCCTGTCGACTTAAAAAAATTATTAGAGATCTGTGGCCTCCTTTGGGATGGCCACTTTTTTTTCGTATATTAAATATATCAAAAATTGAAAATGGACAAAAAAATAGTAATAGTAGGAGCCGGAGTTGCTGGTGTAAATGCGGCTACAAAGTTAGTGGATAATGGATATCCTGGAGAATTGATTACAATAATTGATATGGGTAAAGATCCATATCAACGTTTACCTGAGGAAGTAATGACAGGTTTCTTAGGTGCTGGAGGTTGGTCTGATGGTAAATTGACTTATCACACAGCAATTGGAGGTCAATTATCAAAATATACAGGTGAGGATAAAGCAATGGAATTGATGGATCAAGTAATTACCAATTTCAAACGTTTTCACCCTAAACCTGAAGAAGTCCAATGTTCAAATCCTGTTGAGGAACCTGAATTTATTAAACCATATTTTGGTTTACGCTTATTCCCAGTATGGCACGTAGGTACAGATTATTTATCTGAAATTGCTAAAAATTGGTATGATTATTTAGTATCTAAAGGTGTACGATTTTATTGGGAAACTAAAGCAACTAAAATTGAATTTGATCCAAAATGGATGGATAAAAACCATAAAACAGGACTAGTTCATATTGAAGGAAAACAATTTGAACACCCAAGAAATGCAATAGAATATGATGAACTTATCTTTGCAGTAGGTAAATCAGGCATTGACTTTGCTCAACAATTAGCAAACGAATACAAACTACCAGATGAACCCAAATCTGTTCAAATTGGTGTTCGATTTGAAGCACCACAAGAACACTTCCAAAAACTAATCGATATTTCATATGACTTTAAGTTATATAGAAAATTCGATGATGAAGGAGTATCATTACGTTCATTCTGTACAAATAATAATGCTGCTTATGTTGCTGTAGAAGAAACATATGGAGATCACAGTTACAATGGTCATGCTAAAAAAGATGAAGCATATAGAAACAACATGACTAACTTTGGTATTTTAATGGAAATTAATGGTATTGAAGATCCATTTGCTTGGTCACGTGATGTAGTAAGTAAATTACAATTCAATGGAACTGGTTTATATTATAGTCCATCTCGTACACCATCAACTACATCTGAGGGTAATGATGTAACGTCTTACCAAATTGAATTTTTAGATGGAGTAAGAGAAGTAATGGGTGGTTATTTTCAATATGTAGAGGATTTTATTGAGGATATGAAAAAAGTATTCCCTACACTTGGAGACGATTGGGGAATGTATATTCCTGAGGTAAAATATCTATCACCTGAGGTAAAAGTAGATTATAGTAATCTTAGTCTGATCGATTACCCTAACGTACATTTCGTAGGTGATGCTTTAAGTGCACGTGGTATTACAGTATCAGGAGCTCAAGCAATTTATGTAGCAGAAAATTTATTAAAATAATATGAAAATAGGATTTACAGGAACAATGTCAGTTGGTAAAACAACATTAGTTAACGCTTTAAGAGAATTACCCGAATTTGCACATCATACATTTGCAACAGAGCGTTCAAAATATTTACGTGATTTAGGTATACCATTAAATACAGATTCAACAATTAAAGGTCAAGTAGTATTTTTAGCTGAACGTGCTAGTGAATTAATGTGTGAAAATGTTATAACTGATCGTACAATCATCGATGTTATGGCGTTTACTCGCTTAGCTAAATCAATTCCATATTATATGGGTGATGATTTTGAACAGTTGAGTTCGCATTTAATTCGTGAATATGATTACATATTTTATATTTCACCTGAGGGTGTAGAATTAGAAGATAATGGTGTTCGTACTATTGATGAAAAATATCGAATGAATATAGATGCAGAAATTAAAAAAATCATCAATTCATATAAATCTAAAATCAAAACGTACGTTGAATTATCTGGTACCACTGAGGAGAGAATACAGAAAATTAAACAAGTAATGTCCCTCTAATATTTATCAATAAACTATAAAATGAAACAAACTCGTTTACTTGAAATCATACGTGAAGAAATTGCTAGCGCTTTAGGTGAAATAACAGTGGTTGATAAAAAAACCGATGCAACCGAAGCCCCAGAAATTGCTAAAAAAGAAGAAAAAGATCTTTCTACAGTACAAAATGCTATTAAAACAGCTAAAACTACTGGTAAACCTATATCGATTGCTGAAGAAGAACCATTAAACGAAAGACCATTCATCGATAGTGCTTTTGACATTACAGGAACTTCCCCAGAAGATTTAAATCAAGATTCATTACAAAATGCTATTGATGATGCTGTTGTAGTTCTTCAACAAGAAAACCCAGATGCTGATGTGAAAAAATTAGCAGGTGAATTACAAAAAGTAAATTCTGCTAAAAACCTAGGCCCTAACTCTAAATTATCCCCAGAATTAAAAGGTGCATTACAAAAAGTAGCAGATATTATTGAGAAACAAGGACAAATTTTTGGATCTCCTGCTAAAATAAATGATTTAATGAAATTAGCTAAAGATCCATCTCAAGTAGATCGTTTAGAAAAATTAAAAAGTAAAGGATATACATTTATTTTAGGTAATCCTCAAGCAGTAACAGCAATTGAAAAAGCACTAGGTTTAAAACCTAAAAATAATGATTCTTTATTAGCAGATAAATCTAAAACAGAAAAATCTGCAGCAGAAAAAACTCCTAAAGCCGCAGTAGCTCCTAAAGCAAAAGCAGCTATGGTTCCTAAAGCAGAACCTATAGATGATGAAGATAAAGAAGCAACACAAAATATAGGTAGCGATTCAACAGCAAAAGAATTAGGTAATTTAGCCACAGGTAAAGAAGCAACATTCAACAGAATTTTAGGCTTAGTTACAAAATATAAAGATGATAAAGCTAAAGTTGATGCTTTTATTTCCAAAGCTGAAAACGAATATAAGCTCCCAGTTTCATTATTGAACCAATTAAAACTTACTGCTGGTAGAAAAGTAAAAGCATAATGAAAAATAAAACATTTCAATTAAAGTTATCCCATCTTATCATAGGTGGGATAATTTTGTTGTTAGTTATATTTCTTGTTAAATGTAACCCAACACAAGATATTCCAAACAACTACGATAAACAAAAACGTGAAATAGATAGTCTTGGAAATATCATCAATGGGTTAAAAGAGGATCAAATTAAATTAAACGAAAGTTTAACAGCACAATATGCTAAAGTTGATTCATTAAATAAAGAAATAACAACAACAGAAAAAGAACTAACTCAAACACGTGCATATTATGGCAACAAAATTAAAGACATTACTAGTTCTTCTCCTGCTGAGCTTAACGAGTTTTTCACAGAAAGATACTAGTAAAATATGTTTCCCATATTCTACAGCTAAAAAAATAGCAATAGATTTAATTAAGGGTGATTCAGCAATAGCTGAGCTAAAAGTAGTCAATAAATTAGTTTGGCAACTAAACGAAAAAATTGATACACAAGATAGCATCATTAAGTTATATGTAGTAAAAGAACAAAACTACATTTCTCAAATAGACAATTACGATAAAATACTTGTTAAAAAAGACGAAATCATCACCGGTTTAGAAGGTGATGTAGCTACATTGTCTCGTAAAAATAATCGACTTAAAAAAGGAATTAAATGGCTTGGAGGGGGATTCGTGGCCTCTATACTTACTATTATTACATTGATAGCAATTAAATAATGGAAGAAAGAAATTTAAAACAGATAATCCGAGAGGAATATGTAAAGTGTGCCCAATCACCGGCTTACTTTATGAAAAAATATTGCTACATCCAGCACCCAAAACGCGGACGTATTCAATTTAATCTGTACCCGTTTCAAGAAAAGGTTTTAACACTATTCCAAGAAAATCCTTACTCAATAGTACTTAAATCTAGACAGTTAGGTATATCAACATTAGCCGCTGGTTATTCACTTTGGTTGATGTTATTCCATGAAGATAAAAACGTGCTATGTATCGCAACTAAACAGGAAACCGCTAAAAACATGGTTACCAAGGTTAAGTTTATGTACAACAGCTTACCTTCATGGTTAAAAGAAAAAGATAAACCCGCCGAGGAAAGTAAATTAACTTTACGTTTAAATAACGGTTCACAAATTAAAGCCACTTCAGCATCAAGTGATGCAGGTCGTTCAGAAGCCGTTACTTTGCTAATAATCGATGAGGCTGCCTTCATTCATAGTATTGGTGAGATTTGGGCATCAGCTCAACAAACCTTAGCTACGGGAGGGGGCTGTATAGCATTATCTACACCTTATGGTACAGGTAACTGGTTCCACCAAACATGGGTTAATGCAGAAATGGGTGAGAATAGTTTCTTACCAATTAGATTACCTTGGGAAGTTCACCCTGAACGAGACCAAACCTGGAGAGACCAACAAGATAAAGATTTAGGTGTAAGAATGGCAGCACAAGAATGTGACTGTGACTTTACTACTTCTGGTGATACAGTATTCCAACCAGAGGATATTGTATTCTATGAACAATTCCATGTAAGAGAACCATTAGAAAAACGTGGTACTGATCAAAACCTATGGATATGGGAACCAGCAGATTATTCAAGAAATTATTTAATTGTAGCTGATGTTGCTCGTGGTGATGGTAAAGATTATTCTGCGTTTCATATTTTTGATGTTGAATCATTTACCCAAGTTGGTGAATTTAAAGGACAATTAAATACAAAAGATTACGGACATTTACTAGTTAGTATTGCTACCGAATATAATAATGCTCTATTAGCGGTTGAAAATTCAAGTATTGGATGGTCAACAGTTCAAACCATTTTAGATAGAGGATATCAAAATTTCTATTATTCACCAAAAGGTGGAGTTAATAATGTAGATTCTTTCTTTGATCCGTTTATGGATACAAGTAAAATGACACCTGGATTTACTATGTCTACAGGTACTCGTCCCATATCAATTGGTAAATTCCAAGAAGCTGTTATGGATAAAGGAGTTGTTTTTCACTCTGTTCGATTATTGGAAGAAATGAAGGTATTTATATGGAGAAATGGTAGAGCAGAAGCCCAATCAGGCTATAATGATGATTTAACTATGGCATTCTCCATTGGTTGTTATTTACGTGATACCGCTTTTAAATTAAGACAAAATAGTATGGATATGACTAAAAGCATGCTTAATGGTATTTCTTCTAATACTTCAAAATATTCCGGTGGATATTCAACTGGAATTTCGTATGCTGACCAATATAATAACAATCCATATAAAATAGATAACCCTTACTCAAATGGTCAAGAAGATATTTCTTGGCTTTTATAAAAAACAAAAATGGCAAATACAGGACTATTCTCAAGACTACAAAGATTATTTTCAACTGATGTAATCATCCGAAATGAAGGAGGAACACAATTGAAAGTAATGGATGTTAATAAAATCCAAGTTTCAGGTGAGTATGAAACAAATGCACTTGTAGATAGATTTAATAGAATCTATACTAATTCACACACATCCATTTATGGATACCAAAGTAGCTTTAACTACCAAACACTCCGCCCTACCCTATACTCAGAATATGATGCAATGGATACAGATGCAATTGTTGCTTCTGCATTAGATATTATAGCTGATGAAAGTACATTACGTAATGATATGGGAGAGGTATTACAAATTCGCTCATCAGACGAGGATGTACAAAAAATCCTATACAATTTATTCTATGATGTATTAAATATAGAATTTAATTTATGGCCTTGGATTCGTAATATGTTGAAATATGGTGATTTCTTCTTAAAATTAGAAATTGCTGAAAAATTTGGTGTATATAATGTAATTCCTTACAATGCATTTCATATCGAAAGACAAGACGGATATGATAAAGATCACCCGGCTTCTGTAAGATTTAGATTCGACCCCGATGGTATTTCATCTCCTTCAGATTATGGTTACTATAATGTACCTAATTCAGGTGGACAAGGTAATTCAATTTATTTTGACAACTATGAAATGTCGCATTTCCGTTTATTAACGGATACTAACTTCTTACCTTACGGTAGATCTTATTTAGAACCAGGACGTAAATTGTTTAAACAATATACGATGATGGAAGATGCGATGTTGATTCATAGAATTGTTCGTGCGCCTGAAAAACGTATATTCTACATTAATGTTGGTAATATTGCTCCTGCTGAGGTAGAAAACTTCATGCAGAAAACAATTTCCAAAATGAAACGTACTCCATATATTGATCAACAAACTGGTGATTATAACTTGAAGTACAATATGCAAAACTTACTTGAGGATTTCTATATCCCGGTTCGTGGAAATGATCAAGCAACTAAAATCGATAACTTAGGTGGTTTACAATATGATGGAATCCAGGATGTTGAATACTTAAGAGATAAATTATTTGCTGCCCTTAAGGTGCCTAAAGCGTTTATGGGTTATGAAAAAGATTTAACAGGTAAAGCTACATTAGCTGCTGAAGATATCCGATTCGCACGTACAATTGAACGTATTCAACGTATTGTAGTATCTGAATTAACTAAAATTGCATTGGTTCATTTATATGCTCAAGGTTATACAGATGAATCATTAACAAACTTCGAATTATCTTTAACAACACCTTCAATCATTTATGATCAAGAAAGAATTGCGTTGATGAAAGAAAAAGTTGATTTAGCTGCTCAAATGATGGAAAATAAGTTACTTCCAACTGATTGGATTTATGAGAACTTATTCCACTTGAGTGAAGATCAATATGATGAATATAGAAACTTGCTTGCTGAAGATGCTAAACGTAAATTCCGTATGGCTCAAATTGAGAACGAAGGTAATGATCCACTTGAAACAGGTAAATCATATGGTACACCACATGACTTGGCTGCTCTATATGGTAGAGGTAGATACGATGCTGGTGAGGTACCTGTTGGATATGATGAAGATCCTGAATTAGGAAGACCTGAAGAAAAAGTAACTAATAGAGGTACTCAAGATAATGCTTTAGGTAAAGATAGAATTGGAGCTGTAGGTATGAAAAAAGATGGAGACGAATCGGATTCAACAAAACCTAAATTTCAAGGTGGTTCTCCTCTAGCATTAGAGACAAAAAATAGACGAAACCCTAACTCGAAAATGTTTAATGATATCAAAAATCAGAAAAAACAAATGATATTTGAATCAGATATTAAAGGGAATTCACTATTAGATGAGTCACAAATACGAGAGTAAGAAAATTTCATATATTTATAAATAAACAAATATAACAGAATGCAAGTTAAACATTCAAAGTATAAAAATACGGGTATACTCTTTGAACTTTTAGTTCGACAAATTACCACTGACACTTTAGATGGTAAAGATTCCCCGGCTAAGGATATACTTAAAAAATATTTCGTTAAAACGGAATTGGGTCGTGAGTACAAGTTATATGAAACCCTTTTAAAGAAAACATCGTTAACTGAAACTAAAGCAAATATTGTTGTTAGTACATTAACTGATTCCTCACTTACATTAAATAGAGGTGTTATTAAAAGACAAAAATATAATTTAATTAGTGAAATTCAAAAGAATTATGATTTAAACGAATTTTTTAATCATAAACTTCCTAACTATAAAGTATTTGCTGCGTTCTATACATTATTAGAAATTACTAATACTCCACAAGCTGTAAACCCAGTACAAACCATTAACAATAAAGTTACTATTCTAGAGCATTTAACTGCTGCTCAAATTAAAGAAAGTAAAGTGCGTGATGAGGTAATGGATGAATTTTCTAAAGCAGATAAAGATGTGCGTTTTATTGCATATAAAATGCTTTTAGAATCATTCAATACAAAATATGATAATTTCCATCCCAACCAAAAACTAATCCTTAAAGAATTTATTACCTCAGTTGATAATACTCCTCGTTTGAAAGAGTTTTATACAAATAAAGTAATTGAAATTAAAGAAGAGCTAACTTCATTAAACGCTAAAACTAAAAATGAAGTAACAAAAATAAAAATCAATGAAATTATCTCTATGATTACCCCACCTGCTAAAAACACTAAGGTAACAGATAATGATTTAGTTGACTTGTTACAATATTACGATTTAATTAACGAGTTAGAAACAGTAAATGGATAAGCTTAAAGAAATAATTAGAGCAAAAATCAAAGAAATGAGCGCTACCGGACAAGGTGGTGCCTCTTTTTCTGCTGGTCAAGGTGAAGGTTATACTGTTCCATCTGCATTTAATAAAAATAAAAACGCAAACGGAACTTCTGATAAGTATTACTATAAACTAGGATATAAACTAGTTAAAGAAATAGACCCAGGGGCAACATTAGGGCCAGGACCAAAAGCTGGACCTGAAGGAGTTAAAGATAATTATTATGTTAAAGCATTTAATTATAAACTTGTTCCTAATAAAATTAAAGGATCTGGATTACCAGTTAAAAAACTTTGGGAAGAAGATACATTGAATGAAGTAAATGAATTTCAACAAAAACGTTTAGATGGTTTAGATGAAATTGAAAAACTATTAAATGATATTTCCCCATTAGTTTCTAACGCAAAAAATGAAACAATTGAATTATATAGCGGAAACGCAGGTTCATATGATATAACACAACCCATTGAAATGGTATTAAGTTACCTAAGAGATGTAAAACAACTATTAACAGAAAAATAATGAAAAAAACACTACAAGATCAATATTTGTTAATCAAAGAAGGTAAAGGACACAAAGGTGTTTTCTTAACTGAAGCAAAACGTCAATTTCCTGATATCGTTCGTAACGCAGCATCGTTTGATGAAGCTGTAGCATCATTACAAACTAAAAAAATCATTACAGAAAATGTAATTGGTTTGACTTCTGTTAATTCTATATTTGAACCAAAGAAAAAAGAATCATATGAATTAGCATATGAGGCATTTTTGGCTGAAGCTAAGAAAAAGAAAGAAAACGAAGACGAGAAAGTAAAAGCTGAAGAAAAGAAACCATCTAAAAAGGTTGAAGAAGATTATTCACACAATTACGATCAAAAAGACACTAAAGACATAGACAATTTGATCTTCGATCAGGTAATGACTGGATATTATGCTGAATTAAAAGATCCTAAGAATGCAGATAAAACAATGCAGGAATTAAAGGATATCGTAATGAAAAATTTAGCTAAAGATTCTATTTTCTATACAAAAGATGGTCAATTTGGAGTTAAAGATTTAGGATACACTACAGAGGCTCCGGGTTTAGGTACTCCAAAAGAGGCTAAAGGAAAATATAAAGCATCTGGATATGGTGATTTAAAAGAATCAATTCAACCTATGAACGAACAAGAAAATAAATTACGTAAAGTAATTCGTGAGATGATTGCTGAAGAATTAGCAACATCATCTAAAACATCATTAAAAGAGGGTGTTGAGAAAGAATTAGCTGCTATCAACAAAGAAGCAGAACATGAAATTATCGCTTCTAAATTAGAAAAAGTACAAGCTCTAATTGATAAAAAACAATCTCAACTTACTAAACTTGATGAGGATGAGGATATGAAAGACCTTACTGACAAGAAAAAAGTAAAAGAAATTGAAAAAGATATCAAAGCTCTAGAAAAAGCAAAAGCTAAATTAGAGAAAATGATGGGTAAAAAAGGTGGTAAAGCTAAAAAAGAAGTAATCGATGAAATAGACGATGAAACTGAATATGAAAGAGAAGAAATGGCTGATGAATATGTTAAAGATGCTGATAAACGTCAAGACGCAGGACAAAAAATAAGTTCTATTCTATCAAATTATCCAAACTTATCCCTTAATAATAAACAAAAATTAAAGGGTGAACTAGAAAATAGATCAGAAAATTACGATCTAGCGGTTCGTGGTGTTACCCCTAAATTAGATGATTTAGACGGAAATGGTCTAGATCAAAACGATATTGAATCTATTATAGATGCTTATAATGCTGAATCAAAACCATGGATGAAACTTGAGAAAGATGAATTAGAAATGTTGAAACTTGATTTAATTGGTAAATATTTACCTATAGATAATGAATAAGCAACTATTAATAGAAACTAGACACTTCAGTCCTAAACCACTTTCATTATTGGAAGGAATGAAAAACAACGGAAATGTTTTCGTTGAAGGGATATTGGCTACTGTTGAAGTTAAAAATGGTAATGGTCGCTACTATCCTAGAGAATTATGGGAACGTGAAATCGACAATTTTGCACGTAAAATCCAACAGAGATCAACTGAAACATGTGGTGAATTGGATCATCCTGACTCGCAAGTAATCAACCTTAAAAACGCATCTCACGCGATACGTGAATTGTATTGGAAAGGTGATGAAATATGGGGTAAAGTAGAAATTTTCTCTGATATGGGTGATTTAGGTACCTCATCTGGTCGTATAGCGGGTGCATTAGTAAAAAATGGCTTGCTAATCGGAATTTCATCTCGTGGGATGGGATCATTAAAACAAGTTGGTGAAATAATGGAGGTACAAGATGACTTCGAATTATTAACTTGGGACTTAGTTTCAAACCCATCTAACCCAGATTCATGGATGAAAAACGGTGCGTTAAACGAATCTCGTTCAACATTCTTAGACCCATATGCTAAAACAAACTCATTAATTACTGAAATATTGTGTGCTAAAGGTACATGTCCAATATTTTAATATAACAAACCACCATATATAATTGGCTCTCTTTTGAGAGCCTTTTTTTGTCTCCTCGACTTTGACTATTTGTATACATACATATAACACGAATATACCACTCCCTCAATCTATTATGTGGTATCAATTAAATGAATTCTATTACGTTTTATAATAAACGTACTTTCCCAACAAAATTAAATTTAGGAAAAATGGCAACAAACAGAGAAATGCTTAAAGAAGCAATCGCTGACGCTAAAGCTGTTAAAGAAACTGCAATAGCAAATGCAAAAGCTGCTCTAGAAGAAGCCTTCACACCTCAATTAACATCAATGCTATCAATGAAGCTACAAGAAATGGAAGAAGAAGATCTTAAAGAAGAAGGATTCGGAAAAGGAAGAGCAGAAGGAGACGTTGGATTCAGTACAATGGGCGAAAAAGCTCTTGACGAAACTGAAGATAACGATGAAGATGGTACGATGGAAATTGATTTGGAAGAACTTTTAGCAGAGCTAAATGAAGAGGAAGATGTGGAAGAATCTTTAAACGAAGCTGAAGAAGAGGAAGAAGAAGATATGGAAATGTCTGATGAAGAATCTGAAGAAGGTGAAGAAGAAGGTGAACCAATCGAACTTGAAGACATGACTGATGAAGATCTAAAATCAATGATTGAAGACGTTATCAAAGACATGATCGAAACAGGTGAACTTGAAGCTGGACATGAAGGAATGGAAGGTGAAGAAGGAGCTGAAGATGAAACCGAAGAAGAAATTTCTGACGAAGAAATTGATTTAGCAGAATTACTTAGAGAAATCGAAGAAATTGAAGAAGCTGAAGAAATTGAAGAAATTGAATCTATCGATGAAGCTAAAAAGAAAAAAGAGAAAGAAGACAAGAAAGAAGACGAAGACAAGAAAAAAATGAAAAAAGAACTTGACGAGGCTTATTCTGCAATCGAAACTCTTAAAGATGAATTGAATGAAATCAATTTATTAAACGCAAAATTACTTTACACAAACAAAATATTCAAAGCTAAAAACTTGAATGAAAGTCAAAAAGTAAAAGTATTAAGTTCTTTTGATAAAGCTAAAAACGTAGGTGAAGTGAAAATGGTATTTGAAACATTAAACGAGGGTATTAAAGTTTCTAAAAATACAATTAAAGAACACTTAGGTAGCGCATCAAAAACAACTAACACACCAAGCGTTAAAAAACCAATCGTTGAGTCAAACGATGCATTTTTAAGAATGCAAAAATTGGCTGGAATTATTTAATTTTTAATTTAAAAACAAAAAACAATGTCAAATAGTATTAATTCATTACTAGAAAGCGCTGCAGGAAGTTACAAAAACCTACAGAGCGATGCCGTAAGAATGGCGTCAAAATGGTCTAAAACAGGACTATTAGAAGGATTAGGAAGCGAAGTTGAAAAAAACAACATGGCTATGATCCTTGAAAACCAAGCTAAACAATTGGTTACTGAAACAAATACAACACAAACTGGAGGTTCAACTTTTACAGCAACACAAGGTGAAACTTGGGCTGGAGTTGCTTTACCATTGGTACGTAAAGTATTTGGTTCTTTATCAACTAAAGAATTCATGTCAGTTCAACCAATGAACTTACCTTCAGGTCTAGTTTTCTTCTTAGATTTCCAATACGGACAAGGTAAAAATGCTCCTTTCAGTAATTTCGGTCCTGCAGGAGATGTATATGGTGCTACTTCATCTATGTACGGTAACACAAACCCAGCAAATGGTGCTGATCCAAATGGTGGTTTATATGGTGCTGGTCGTTTTGCTTACTCAATCAACCAATTCTCTGCATCTATTACTAACGTAACTGTTGCTTCAGGTAGCTGGTCAGATTTTAATTATGCTGCAGAATATTCAGCTTCAGCTGTTACTGGTTATACTAAAGTTAATGTTCCATTAACAACAGTTTCTAACTATGACGCTAAAGGTGTTCGTGCATTTGTTATTGCTTCAGGTTCAGATTTACTTCCTGCTACAAATGCATTATTATTACCTCAATTTACTACAGTTGCTAATAATACAGCATCATTTATCTTTACTGGAGCTGTAGGTGCTGCAAATGTTCCTGCTGCAGGTGCTAACAGATTATTCTACAACATCCAACCAGTTGATAACAACCGTGGTGATTTTGAAGATAAATCATCTTCAGGATTTGGTGGTTATGCAAATGCTGAATCAACTTCCGCTGATGCATTAGCTATTCCTCAAATTGATATCAAAATGAAATCAGAGGCTATCGTTGCTAAAACTCGTAAGTTGAAAGCACAATGGACTCCTGAGTTCGCTCAAGATTTGAACGCTTACCAATCATTGGATGCTGAAGCAGAATTAACATCTATTATGTCTGAATATATCGCATTAGAGATCGATTTAGAAAACTTAGATATGTTGATCCAAGATGCTTCTGCTGCAGATGAGTACTGGAATGCACAAAACAACCAATCATTAAATTCAGGCAAAACTGGATATGATAACTTAGGTTTCTACAACACACAAGGACAATGGTTCCAAACTTTAGGAACTAAAATGCAAAAAGTTAGTAACAAAATTCACCAAAAAACATTACGTGGTGGTGCTAACTTCTTAGTATGTTCTCCAGCTGTAGGAACGATTTTAGAATCAATCCCAGGATTTGCTTCATCTTCTGATGGTGATGTTACTAAAGCGTCTTACGCATTTGGTATCCAAAAAGCAGGTCAAATGAACAGCCGTTACACAGTTTACAAAAACCCTTACATGACTGAAAACGTTATCTTGATGGGTTATAGAGGAGCTCAATTCCTTGAAACTGGTGCTGTATTTGCTCCATACGTTCCATTAATCATGACTCCATTAGTTTACGATCCAGAAACATTTACACCACGTAAAGGTTTATTGACTCGTTACGCTAAGAAAATGATCCGTCCTGAATTCTATGGTCGTATCTTTGTTAGCAATTTAGCTACTGTCTAATATTAGATAAAAACCTAATATGAAGAGCCGGACGAAAGTCCGGCTTTTTTAGTCTTTTTATAATATTTATTAGTAAATATAGTTATATGACAGATTTTAATAGAACGCCGCAGGCGCAAGAAGTTTTTAAAGCGAAAAGAAAACCAAAAGGACCAATTAAGTTTTCTATCCAATTAAATGAAGAACAAAAACGAGCAAAAGAACAAATCCTACACAACACTGTTACAGTATTAAAAGGTAAAGCGGGTTCGGGTAAATCGTTATTAGCAGCTAATATAGCCCTAGATTTATTATTCAATAAAGAAATCGAAAAAATTATTATCTCCAGACCTACTGTAGTAGCAGGACAAGATATAGGTTTCTTACCAGGTGATGTTAACGAAAAATTAGCTCCATTTACAGCTCCAGTATATGAGAATATGCACCGTTTATACAATAAAGAAAAAATTGAAAAATGTATAGCAGAAGGTGAAATAGAAATTGTACCTGTATCGTTTATGCGAGGTAGAAACTTTACTAATTGTTTAGTTGTAATTGATGAGGCACAAAATTTAACTGATACACAAACCGAATTACTTTTAACTCGTATTTGTCATGGTTCCAAAATGATATTTTGTGGTGATGCTGCTCAAATTGACTTAAAAGACCGTAAACAATCAGGATTTGATGTAGTATGTAAACATATGAAAGAAGTACCTGGATTTGAGGTTATCACGTTAGAGAAAAACCATAGACACGAGATAGTTGAATATATTTTGGACGTATATAAAAATCTTAGATCGTAATAGTAAAATTAAGGGTTTTGTTAATATTTATAACAAAAACTCGGAATGGCTAATCTATACATAAACGTTACTGAAGAGATTACTTTAACTAATAATGAAAGTCAAAAAGTAATTACACCAACAACAATTCCCAACATCAATTATGTTGATGTTCGAAGCATGAATTGTCCTACAGGATCGCAAATTTCAATTTTTTCTCTAGGTGCAACACCAGGTGCTGGTACTTTTGTAACTAGCAGTTTACAATACGCTAGAATAACCAATTTATCAACATCATCAGTAAAATTATCAATAGAATCTCCTACAACAGAAACAAGTTTTCTAGTATCCGGAGGTAATTCATTTTATATATCTACTAGTAAAATAACAGGTAGTATAGATAATAATTTTACTTTAGAGGATATCCAACATGTTTATGTACAATCCTCTGGTTCAGCAGCATCTATTGAATATTTTATCGCTACAAACTAATTAAATTATGAATATCCCAATTTGGCCAGGCTCAAGCTCATTTCAACCCGGAGAAACTCCTTTTGGTTTTTATGACTATGATCCACAATTTCAAGTAGATGCTGATAAATTTGCTAAATTTGCTTCACAACGTTTAGGATATCCTTTAGTTGAGGTTGAATTGCAAGATATTAACTTTTACACTGCATTAGAAGAGGCTGTTACAACATATGGAAATGAATTATATGCTTATCAAGTAGCAGAAAATTTATTATCATTTCAAGGAGCTTCTACAAATATAGCACCGGGAAATAATGAATTAGTACAAGAAAATTTAGCTGCAATAGTTCGCCTTTCTAATCAATATGGTGAGGAAGCAGGTGTTGGAGGTACTATTACATACCATACAGGATCTATTAAATTAACCCCCGGAGTACAAAATTACGATTTAAAATCTTGGGCAACTTCCCAAGGTATTCAAGGTGGGATTGAAATGAAACGTGTATTTTATGAAGCACCACCCGCTATCACTCGTTACTTTGACCCATATGCGGGTACAGGTACAGGTATGATGCAAATGATGGATTCATTTGGTTGGGGATCATATTCACCTGCTATTAATTTCATGTTAATGCCTATCAGTTATGATATGCAAAAAATTCAAGCAATTGAATTTAACGATCAAATTAGAAAATCCCAATATACATTTGAATTAGTTAATAATGTATTAAGAATATTTCCAATACCTAATGGGGGAGGAATTCATGAATTGCATTTTGAATATATTTTACTTTCTGATCGTAATCAACCATACGTGGATAGAAACGGTCAAAATATTATTACCAATGCCTCTAACGTACCATATAATAATCCAACATATAACACGATAAACTCGATTGGTCGTCAATGGATATTTGAATATGGATTAGGTATTGTTAAAGAAATTTTAGGATATGTTAGAGGAAAATACTCAACTATCCCAATCCCAGGAGCTGAAGTAACATTAAACCAAAATGATTTAATTGCAGCAGCAACAAATGAAAAATCAGCATTAATTGAGCGTTTAAGATCATATTTTGATACAACTTCCCGCAAAACATTACTTGCTAATAAAGCAGAAGAAGCACAAAGTCAAATGAGCATTTTAGGAGATGTTCCAATGACAATTTTTATAGGATAACATGGCATTATTTGGTACACAACGTGACGTTTCATTATTAAGAAGTCTCAACCGAGAGTTGATATGGGATGTTATTTCTCAAGAATGTGCTTATTACCAATTTAATTATGGTGATACTAAAGTAAACATGTATGGTGAAGCATCCGGGGCCAAATATTATAGAGATCCTGTTCTTTTAAACATGATTGTTGAAAGAGGTGATGAATCTAGTCCGGTTGATGATTTTGGTGTAAGCTATGAACGTCCAATGGTATTTAGATTCCTTAGAGATGATTTAGTTGATGCTAATTTAGTTCCTCAAGTTGGAGATATCATAATGTGGTATGAAGGATACTGGGAAATAGATAATGTAAATGATAACCAATTATTTGTAGGTAAAGACCCTGATTATCCATATAATGAAAATCCATTAAATCCTGGGTTGGAGAATTTTGGTACTAATCTATCATTAATTTGTTTAGCCCATTATGTTCCTGCAGATAAAGTACAAATTACAAGAGAAAGATTATAAGTATGCCAGCTGCTAGAAAACCCATACCTAAATCACAAAAACAGATCTCAAATGATCAGGTAGAACCATATATTTTTCCTGAAACAAATGAATCGTTAGGTAACCCTAACATACCATCTAATTTTAATCAATTTACTCCTGTAAATCAAAGTGGAATCGATTTCAATCGTTCACTTCAAATGTCATTTAAGGGTGATTCGGTTAAACCATTTACAATAGGTCTACAAGATATTGATGAATCTATAATGTTTTATTTTCAAAATGTTATACGCCCATTTGTTTATCAAAATGGTGTTAGAATAGAGGTACCTATTATATATGGCTCCCCAGAGAAATGGAAATCAGTACAAAAAGACGGCTACTACAAGGATAAAAATGGTGCTATTATGTCTCCTTTAATTATGTTTAAAAGAGATACGATGGATAAAAACCGTTCCTTGACAAATAAAATAGATGCTAATACACCCCATTTATATACATCTTGGAAAAAAACATACAATCCCAAAAATGCATATTCTAATTTTAGTGTATTAACAAATCGTATTCCCGTAGATCAATTCGTAGTAAATGTTGTACCGGACTATGTTAATTTAACATATAGTTGTGTTATTCAAACATATTATGTTGAACAATTAAATAAAATTATTGAGGCAGTTAACTATGCCTCTGATTCATATTGGGGTGATCCTGAACGCTTTAAATTTAAAGCATCAATTGATTCATATTCTACGGTAGTAGAAATGTCGGATAACTCAAATCGTATTGTAAAAGGAACATTTACCATCAAGTTATTTGGTTATATGATCCCCGATACAGTACAAAAAGAGGTAACAGCTCTAAAAAAATATAATAGTAAAGCACAAGTTATAATTGGATTAGAAACCGTAAATGGTATATCCGAATTTGTATCTTCAGGTAAAAAAGCAACTTCCCCAGTTATTATCCCATCCGGTGGAGGTGGTGGAGGTGGTGGAGGTACTATAACTCTAGCAACTATAGCGTATTTAAATACAAATGTACAACAATTAGGTACTTTTGTTAATACTACAACTGTAACATTTGCTAGTGGATGGTTAGCAGCTCCAACAGGTTTACCTGCAACTTCTATTAATAATTTCACCATTTTTGTTAATGGACAATTAATAGAAAAAACCGCTATTGTATCTTTTACAGAAAGTGGAAATATAACAACATTAGTAATTAATGAAAGTGAATTGGGGTTTGGATTTGACTCTAATGACGAGGTTATTGCAATTGGGAAATTTAATAGTTAACGTTTAATATTTATATCAAAATGGCAAAAGCAAAAGGACAATCAACAGCTACTTTTTTAAGCAAACCACCTAAAAAAAGACCAGGGGTTCATGCAAAATCAAAAACTAGTAAAAG